AAGGTAAGTTTACTATAGTAACTGACTTTGTGGATATAGTAGATCATCCATCTCTGCAATTCAAAATGCCTTTGAAAATACAGTGGGGATGGATATTTAGTGATAGCTCTTTTAAGTCTAGTCCTGTAAGGCTAGTGAATGTAAAAAGTCATCAGATAGAATTTACTCCAGATGGTGTAAGGTTTACCATAGAATTTGCTGATGCAAAGATGTTCTTGGAAGCAGAGCCATCAAAATTTGTGGGAGATAAGACCGATTATCTGGAAGTATTCAATGAATTAGCCATGGGTAATATGCCAATGACAGTAATTGATTATTCTGAGAAAGCTGGTGTACATTTGGAAATAAGAGATAATAATCCATGTGATGGCAAAACAGAGCAACGAGAAAAGTAAGCCTTGCTTACCTTGTTATACAAAGATACAAAATAATGAGGAAGTAGATGATGGATTGGTGGGTGTAAAAATACTAGACCTTAGTCCAAGTAATTTAGCCAAACCATATCAGGATCCAGAGAGATATAAATTAAGACCAGTACCAGCAACTTATGCGGAAGGAACCGTTATTGTTGGTTCAGCTACATTCCTGAATAAGTATTCTCAGTTAGTTGGTATTGCTAAGGCTATGGCTGGTGGGCCAAACTTTGTGGATACTCGGGATAATAAGATAGAGATACATAACGGTAAGCAATCTGGTAAAACCGTATTTGCTTATACTTATGCTGGTGGTACTGGTGAACTATTGGAATTCAGAGTTCAAACCAAATATGTTCAAAGTATAGAGGCTGGTAAAGCTTCAAGTGTGGATCCAGATACTAAAACGGTAGAAACTGATTTAGTTCAATGTGTACCTACAAATGATGATCCATGTAAGCCGGATGCTTATGTAAGGTGGAATAAAGCTACTCCACTATTGATACAGAGAGATGTAACCAGGATGTCTAAAATAAAGGGATCTCTTGAAACATTATCTTCTGTATGTCGTAAATTAAATACGGTTAAAACTACACGTACTGTATACAACTCAGTAGAGGATGCTAAGCAGCAAATAGCCTCAAATCCCTCACTAACTGAAGAAGAGGTTAAAGCATACAATTCTCAGATAGAGTCAGAATGGAGAACTTATTTGAGGAAGTTAGATGAATATGAGAAAGCTTTATTAGACTTTAATAATAAGGTAAGACAAGGTATAAAGGTAGATGAAGAAGATGCTCCTAAATTACCTCTTCCACCCGATGAAGTATCTTATTTTATTATAAAGAGGAAGGTATTGATACAAGTAGATCCATTACAATATGCTCCTAAGGATAGTAAAGCTTATTGGCAAAATAGATGGAGACAAGGTTATAATGCTCTTAAAAAGAACAAGGAGATAAACTTAGTCATTCAAGGATCTTCAGATGAAAGACCGTATGGAGATTATCCCTATGATTATCCTGGTTCAGATCGTTCAAAGGTACTTATAGAAATGGAATTAGAAGTACAAGTACCCGGTGTACGAGTAGTATCTGATCCATTGTTTGCTACCCTTGGAGAGTTTATGTCTAATGACATAATAGAATCAGTAAATAGCCAGATTAAATCCAAAGCTAAGTTTGTTGGTAACCCATCAATGGAGTCTTCTCAGATTATTGAGATCAAGAATGTTGGTGAAAAATATTCTGGTGATTGGTATGCTAAAGAAGTTGAACATAGCTTTGATACTGGGGGATATTTTACTGAGGTGACTTTTGAAAAGAAGTCAAGAAACTCCATAATCAATAAGATATCTACTTCTGTTAATATGCAAGAAGTATTCCAGAAATCTCATGATATAGCTAAAGAGTCTTATACTACCGATGCTTGGAAGATACCAAGTAAAATTAAGGCAGAAGCTAGGAAGCATAGGGCATCTATATGGGAAGAGGAGTATAATAGGACTGGAGATAAACCAAAGATTGGTACACAAATAGTTGTACGTCAAGATACAGATCCTCATAAATGGGAGATATTTGATGCTAGAACTGATTTTAGAGTAGATAGGGATATAAGCCCAAAAGAGCAATGAATTTATATGAACTAATTCAACAAAGGGGTATAGAGGCAATAGGTAGGTTCTATTCTACATATCGAGGAATTGTTATAACTAATTATGATCCAGACTCTCAGAATAAGGTATGTGTATACTTACCAAGTATATTGAGAGGAGTAGAAGTTTGGGCTTACCCTAAACATCAACAAGGGGGTCCAGGATCTGGATTCAAATGGTTATCACCAAGGGAAGGTTCTATAGTATATGTAGAATTTGAGAACGGAGATCCAAGACACCCTCTATGGTCATATCATGGTTGGGCCATAGGTGAGATGCCTCCAGAATTGAATAAGCCCAATGTACTGGGATTTATAACCCCGAAAGGCAATAAAATTATACTGGATGAAAGTGATTCTGGAGTATTAACTGCAATAATTCAGCAAGATATAATTATTAAATCTCTAGACGGTAATATAAACGTCGATGCGAATAGTATTATAATGCAGGGTGGAGAAGTTGGTATTCCAGAATCTACCTCAACAGTAGAGAGACTAAACAAAATAGAGCAGGATATAAATAATCTTAAACAAGCTTTCACATCATGGACACCAACTCCTCAGGATGGTGGGGCTGCTCTAAAGACTGTTGTTGCATCTTGGTATGGTAGTAAATTAACCGAGACTAAGGTGGAAGATATAGAAAGTGAAACTATTAAACAACCTAACTAATGGCAAACTATAATCAACTCAACACAATTGGTAGTGGGCCTTATTTTCCCATAAAGTTAGAACAATCAATAGGTAGTGATGGTAAACCAGAATATATAGAAACTGTAGTCAGATATAAAGTTACACATGATTTGGATTACTCTACCGATCCGAACATTATAGCTAATGGTAATTTTTTAGATGAGGTAGATACTTTAGATCAAGAATTCCTAAAATCTACCTATCCCGATGATGTGGTAATTGGGGATAGAAAATCTCTTAAAAGTAATTCTATTGGTGGAGCTGCTATAGAGGGTTATTTACCATATTCTAATATTCCAACTTCTTTACAATTACAACTGGGTGGTATCAAGAATGATGGTAATAAATGGTGGTATGAATCAATAAAGACATTAAGTGGTTCTAATAACACTGCTTGTTCTTGCTGGACATTCTTTGTAAACAAAGACTGTAAATACATTAAAATAGAATTCGAATTAGAACCTCAAACTACATTCACTCATATGTCTATGAGAGTATATAGAATGAGTGAATATACTTATATATGGGATATACCATTGAATTCTAATAAAGGAGTGATCTGTGTAAAATTAGAGAAAAACCAAACAGTTTTACTATTCTTACCAGAAAATGAGGGTGATGTGCTTACTGGTACTAAGTCAGTGAATATGATAAGTTGTAAAGTATCATATACTAATGAATCAGTGCCTGGTATGGTATATACAACCGAAGAAACCGAAATAAAAAGAGTGCCCAAAATAGGATGGTATATTCTAAAGGGTGATGTAGCTTTAATAAAGCAAAACCTAACAGCAATACTTACCTATCAAATAGGTCAAAGATTTAGGCAAGAAGATTTTGGTTCTCGTACTTGGGAATGTTTAGAAGAGCCAAATACAAGTGCACTTAATCTGATGATTAAGAATTTTGTAAAAGATGGTATAGCTGCTTGGGAACCAAGAATCAAAGCCTTAAAAGTATTTGCTCTTAAACCCACAAAAGAGTCAATACGACTCCTGATATATTTCAAAGTACAGAATTCTCAAAAGGTAGAAGAGCTTAACTTTCAGTATAACTTAAATAACTTAACTACAGATGTCTACTAGCAATCCCTGGCTTACCCCTTTTCAAAGGTCATACAATGACATAAAAGCCAAATTAATTCAATCTCTGAATGAAAGGGTTCCAGAGGTTACTGATATGAGTGAGGGTAATATATTTATACTCACTTTATCCATATTTGCAGGTATTGCAGAAGTTATACACTACTATATAGATGGTATGGCAAGAGAAGCTTTCTTACCAACTTGTAGAAGGTATTCATCTTTATATAAACATGCCAAGCTGGTAGACTACCATATAAAATCTGCTATACCATCTTCTGTAGACCTTACAGTATACATGCAGGATGGAACCTCATTTCCAGTAGATATAAATGTACCTCAGAATACAGTATTTAATTCTAAGGATGGTAAACCTTGGATAACTACTAGAAATGTAACCATTGAAAAGGGAACATATACTTATAAAGTTCCTGTTGCACAGAAGGAGGCTGTAGCTGAGGTAGAATTGGGAACTTATACTTCTCATGATATAATCATAACCTTGGGTGATCTGCCAGCTGATAGGAAGTATGTAGAGGGATCAATGGTACTTACCATTGACGGTGAAGCTTGGACCTTGGTGGATACCTTTGCCTATTCTGGTCCTGGTGATAGGGTGTATAAGATAGAATTGGATAGTACACTCCAACCGTATTTGGTATTCGGTGATGGTCAATTCGGTAGAAAACCAACCATCGGTTCTCAAATAAAAGGTCAGTACTACCTTACTTATGGTTCAAGTGGTAATATACCATCTAACCAATTTGATAAGGTACCAGAAGTAATGTCTGATGTAACTTCTGGTTTATCAATTACTAATACCATAGCTGCAACTGGTGGTTCTGACTATGAGGATTTTGATACTCTGAAGGAGCATATTCCACTCAGTATAAAGACTCTTGGAGTAGCCATTACAAAAGAGGATTACGAAGCAATAGCTATGCTCATAGACGGTGTAGATAAAGCCTACTGTAATTATATATGCGGTAAATATGTAGAAGTATATATTACCCCAGATGGTGGTTCAGAAGCTAGTACCGAACTTATCAACAATGTTAAGCAGAGGATGGAATCCTCAAAAGTACTGACTACTAGAGTAAGTGTATATTCTACACATGCAGCAAAGATATACTTATCTGCAACTATAACCGGTAAGAAGTCATTTAAGTCAATAGATATAAGCAATCAAGTTAAGAAAGCTTTACTTGATGCTTATAACTACCAGAGTTCTGGTATAAACAAATCGGTAAGGCAATCTGATTTATATGCTTTAATGGATAATCAACCAATGGTTGACTTCCTTACCATAACCGAGTTATACTTATTGCCGTACCCAATAGCTATAAATATAAATTCTCAGAATACCGAAGAGATAGTATCTGTACCAGCATTGAACATAACATATTTCAAAATGATATCGTTCAATACTGCAACTCCAGAGACTGACTATGAGAATTGCTATATTCAGACGGTAATAGAAGATGGCAATGCTTTCTATAGAATATTCACCAATAAGAACGTATCTGGTAATGCCTTATATACTGGTCAATATGGTAAACCAATAAATGTAAGCTTATACAAATCTAAGTTTACTATGACCATCAACTTACCAGTTGAAAATGCAAACTATGAAAATGGTACAGTATATCAGTTAACTACCCAACCAATGGGAAGCAATGGCAGACTGGTAGATCTTATACCTCATAACTATAATATACCAGTTATCAGTTCAGATAACATAACCTTAACAATCAATGAAGTGGTTTAATCCAGCGAAGACATTCTTCAGGGATTACATCTTCAGTAACCTTTTTGACCATTACTACAAAGCCAATGATACTTATCAAGATTCAGAAGGCAAGGGTATATTCGAAAGGTTCATAGATGTATGTTCTGGCTATTTCGATACTGAGGTAATGCCCGATATAGATAACTTCATGGAATGTCTGGATGTGGATAAAGCCAATCCTATATTCCTGAACTATCTATGGGAATACTTTGGGTTCATCCCTTATGCTTATGGCGTATTAACTAAGGGAGAGCCCTATACAGAGGAGAATCTAGAGAATTGGGTAAAAGAGGACAGGGGTTTTCCCACTGCTGATTGCCGGTTAGTTCTAAGATACGCCATATCACTGTATAAGATTAGGGGAACTAAAAAGTTTTACGAAATCTTAGGTAGATTTTATGGTGTAACTTTTAACCTTACAGAAGTAGAAGGCAGTACTAAAGCTGTAACTGGATTTTCTGGTGATGGGTCAGTAAAGTATGACAA